AAAGATCTTTGTCAGCAAACGCTTCCAAAACGGTCTTCCAACTGTAGCCTTTTTCTTCAAATAGTGCGACGGCACGTTTAATACCAATACCGGGTACGCCTGCGTATCCATCTGTTTGATCTCCACTTAGTGTTTGAATAAGATGCCACCGGCTTCCTTCGGCTTCTAACACATTCATCATCTCTGACATGTCATAGAGTCGCCCAGGTATTTGGCGCATATCCTTATCAGGAGAGCAGATGATGTTGCCAGGATTAGTAGTAGCATAAATACCTAAGGCATCATCAGCCTCAAGTGTGGGCATTACAATAACCTCATACTCAGTCTTGAGTTGGTTAATAACCCTTTTATATCCGCAAGGTTTCTTACGGTTTCTGTGCCCTTTATAAGAGGGCTGAATAGATTTACGGAAGTTTACACTGTCGCTAAAGAACAGAATTAGTTCAGGTACATCCCAAAGAAAGTGTGTAGTAAGTTTTTGAAGTTCGCGTTTTACATTGGCATAGGCTTCACTGAATTTACTGGTAACAAGAATTACATCATCACCCCAATCAATCTCTGTTTCGGCACCGGCACAGCTTTTGTAGACCACGTAATCAGCGTCTACAAGTAGCTTCACCGTCCTTGCCCTCTATATGCTTTTTTACCAGCCTTCGGCTTACTATGCCGTCCGGCCCCTTGTTTTGTTTTCTTAGCTTTAAAGGGGGTGAGTACTTTCTCGCCCATCAGTGATTTACTTCTCAATGTGTTTCGCTCCAGTTTTTTCCAGTTGTTGCTTCAGCGTCGATTCTGACTCTGAGGTTGTAGTATTCTCCAGCTGCTGTAGCGCTGTGTACCAAGGATGTTGATAGATCCTGTGTGTGCTCGGGTGAGCATTCAAATTGTAACTCGTCATGAATAAAAGCTAATTGAGAACAACATATACCTACTTCATCTACTGTTTGCTTGTTCAACAACATCCAACGCTTAGCCAGAATTGCGGCATTACCCTGCAAGCAGTAGTTCAGCGCTTTATGTGGTGAATCAACCATAATTTTTCTACCATCGAGAGCTTTGATGGATCCTTTTTCTGAAGCTTTCTTGATCGCTTCCAGGAGTTTATCGAGTCCATCAATTGCATCAATATAGGCAGCTCGAATTTCTTTCCCTTTTTTCTTCGCTGCTTTGGATGAAAGAAGTTTGTCATAACTGTGTCCAATTTTTTCATCACCCGCACCATACAGAAACGCATAGGTCACGGTCTTCACCGCAGATCTTGATATTCCTATCTTATCTGCATTTACTTGGTGGATGTCTCCGTTGAGGAGGATGTCTGCATACCGCCCGTCGTCATAACGAGCAAGGAAATGGCTAAGCATCCTAAGCTCAATCCCAGCAAGATCAGCCCCGCACATAACGAGACCCGGAGTTGGTATAAAGAGCGCTCTAAATCTTCCGTCACTGGGCACTTGTGCCAAGTTTGGGTTTCGGTGGGCTGCTCTGAATGTGGATGTTGCAACTGAACAATGGTGATGGATCCGTCCTTCATTCGTAACAAGCTTCAGCCATGCGTTCACGCCTTGTGAGATCATGCCAAGCATTTTCGTTACCGTCAAACATTTCAGGTACATCATAGAAACTTCGGATCCAATCTCTTTCAGAATCGTCTCGTCTATAATAGGCTTCCCAGTGGCTGTCAGTTGGGTCGGTTTCCATCCATAAAAGGTCGTAAGAATCCATGCAATGTGATCTCTAGAAGTGGGATTATGTTCCTTTAAACGGGTACTTTCAGCGCCAGCGACATAGCCCTGGGTCCGATTATTTCGTTTAGGAGTAAATATTGGTCCGGCAACGTAAGGATGCCTGTCGCGTAGTAGTTGATAAGTTTCTTCAAGCTCTTTTTGGAGAGAAGATGTAAGTTGCCATGCAGCTCTCTCATCAAAATACCATCCATGCTCTTCCTGTTGTTGTAAAATAAAAGCTGCTTCTTGTTCTAGCGCAACCCAGCTAGGAATGGGCGGAAGTGCTCGCATAATTTGGTGGTAACTTTAACATCTTGTGTACAGTAGTCTTGCATTTCAGGCGACCACTCACTCCAGTCAGATGTTTTACCAAACTCACCTTTGTGTTCGTCTAACCTATAACCATATGCTTCGAGACTATGAGAACCATATAGCTTTAGAGGTAATCCATCCCACAATTTTTTCTTATCAATCTCCATCAAGTTCGGGTGATAAAGACGGCTAAGCAAAAGAGTATCCAGGCAATCATTAGGACGTCTAAACCAGGGATATAGCTTCCGAAGAACAGGCATATCGAAGCCAATAATGTTATGGCCTGCAATACGATCAGCATCTTCCAAAAGCTGGACGCCTCTAACAACCGGGTGCGCCGCGGGTTCGTCAGTAGCTCTACCAAACGCTTGATCGTTGAAGACAGTCGTTTTATCTGTCTCTGTATCGTAGATAACAAGGCAGTGGATGGTGGTAACATTGTAAAGTAAACCGTTTGTTTCTATATCAAAGATGAGCATCAGCGCCCCGACCACCTGTAGGTTTTGTCTACAAACTTAGCCCGTTCAACCATTTCTGGTGAAGGTGGATTAGGTTTCTTTAGTGGTAGATTCCACCGAATAGGTGTACCATCTTCAATAAACTCTTGATTCATAGCTTCATATTCAGAAATCTGTTTGGGCGTTAAATTCTGCAGCTGCTTTGGTTTCATGGAATTTGCAGGTAGATAGATCGTAGCTTAATTCACAGGCGATACCAACCTCGCCTGAATAGCGATTCTTGAGGATTCTAACAGTTGTATCAGCTGATTTAGATCCGCCCTGTTGGTCGCGTTCAAGTCCAATAACTGCGTCAGATAGTTGTGCAATTGCTGCACTTCCACGCAATTGTCCAAGTGTAACCCGCGCTCCCTCTTCATGATTATGATCCGATGATGTACGTTTTAGGTGTGATACTAGAAATAATGCAATACCTGTGCGCTCCACTAGGGAACGTAGGCGTGTCATGGTTGTATCAATCATGCGCCTCTCATCTCCATCTAATCCTGATAGAAGGATGGATAGGTGATCAAGGAAGATGACTTTTGTATCAAGCCCAGAGGCAAGATATTCGATACGGTTGTAGATAACATCAGGGTCAAAAGACCCGAAGCCATCAAACAAATATAAATCCCAATTAGCAAGCGTATCATTGTATGCTGCTGTGAGGGTTTTTCTGTCATGTTCCCCTAGGTGTAGTGATTTACCTACAACTGGTGACATAAGTCCTAAGGCAGTTCTGCGGTTTGATTCCTCAAGCGCTAAGTAACCTACCTTCTCACCTTTTTGCAGCAAGTGTGCTGCTAGATCTCTACATAGAGATGACTTACCTTGACCAGAACCACTGGTGATAGTTACTAATTCACCGTAACGGATACCGTGAAGTTTCTCTTGTAATCCTTCAAAAGGATAATCATGATCAGCTGCTGGTGAAGGTGTTGTGACTAACTCAAGTAGTGTCTTACCGTCAACAATACCGTCTGGGCGGTAATCTTTGGCATCCCAGATCGCCCTGTTGATTGCCTCAGCGTCCCTGGATTGCATCGCATCTGATGCGTCCTTGTAGTCACCAAGTATGCGAGCGATCTTGACCTTTCCAGGTGGTAATACGCTTGCCGATTCCTCCGCCGCCTTACGGCCCGCTGGGTCATTATCGAAGAACAGGACAATCTCTTCATAGCCCTGTAACCACTGTAGGTTCTTCTGGATAGCCTTGCGTGCACCAGCTGCGCCGGATGGCAGTGATACATGTGGCCAACCTGGCATAGCTTCCTGTCCACTAACTGCGTCAAGTTCACCCTCATAGATGATAACACGTTTACCAGTGGTTGGGAATAGATGCTGACCAAAGAACGTACCGGGTGAGTCCCCTTCATATGTAAATTGTTTTTCTTTGGTTTTAATCTTAGCACCTTTTATGATGCCTGATTCGTCATGATAGTAGAACCGTAGTTTGTTACCATCACGGTAGATTTTATATTTCTCACAAGTTTTCTGTGAGATATTACGTTTTTGCAGCCGTTCGGCTGAGCCTGTAATTTGCACACGTTTAGTGTCGTGAATGTGTAAGGGAGGTTCACCATCACCATGGGTATAATGATGGCAAACAAAACAATAAGTGTGTCCATCAGAGTAGACACTCTTGGCATCACTTGACCCACAATTCTCACAAGCTTCATGAAATAGAAATTCAGATGAGCCATTTAAGGGGGATGTTGTGGAAGGATGTCCAAGGTATGTCATGGCGTTCGCACCATTTAGCGTATGTAGTCTTTGATTTTTTGCTGATAGTATTGAAGGGTGATTGAAATACCATACGAAGATCGAGATCAGGATTCAAGGTCTTAACTGCCTTAATCTTTCTTCTATCTTCAGCATCCCAATAACCCTTACATTCCAGAATAACACCTGAGGGAAGAATAAAATCAGGAGTATATATGTGCTCAATAACGTAAGGTACTTTTTTAGTTTCGTACTCATACTTTACTCCAAGCTCAACAAGTAAATCAGCAACCTTCTCCTCAAGCTTGGAGCGGAATGCCATTAAAAGTCGTCCTCATCTGTAGGCGCCTCAGAGGGCGTTACGTTAGGCTCTGATGCCTTGAACCCTTCGGTCTTGCCGAACAGGGCTGCGACGTCTTCTGGGGCCATATCACCGGTATCTACACCAGCGCTTGAACTGAGAGACACCAGTTGAACACCAACCAGTTTAAGGCTTGTTCCATAAGTGACTCCATCACGAAGAATGTACGGTTTCTGATAGAACGCAAGCTTAACACGACTACCAGAATACATAGGTGTATTAAGATCAGAAACAGGTGAACCCTCAGTGTCAACCACTGGCGGTTTAGTTTCTTCATTCCAGGAAAATTTAATTTTGTACTGACCAGCGGCCATTTCTTCCCAAGGTTCTGGCTTGAGAGTAGAACGTTTTGGGTTCTTTAGTTTAGTCTCTGCCCATTTAAGGGATTCAATACGGTCATCTTCAAGGGAAGACACCATATCCTCATCAACCAAGGCAGCGAGTGAGTAACCAAACTTACTTGGTTTCAATACAGCTTGATAACCTTCAAGGATAACAGGCTGTTCGGTTTTGTG